AAGGCATATCGAAACTATCTACTAAAAGAAGATAAGAATGGAGAAGTAATCAATGAGCCAGACGACACAGTACACGAGTGGAGTAACCCGATGGATGCAATAAGATATTCATTCAGTGACAAATACAGAACAGCTAAAAAGTGGGAGAATAAACTAAAACAATTCCAAGATAACTCAAAACAATTCGATGTCTACGGAAATCCAAACTTTTAATCAAGCACTAGAAGTTGTGGCTGCTAAAGCTCCATATTTGATTCTTATTGATAATGAAATAAGTGGAGTAGAGGATGGAATAATAAGTTTTGATGTAAGGGTGCATAAAAGCGAAGTACGGGATATAGTGGTAAAGAAGGTTAAGCGCATACAATTAAGCAAAAATGTGTTAAAATAAATATATGTCAAATCAATTACTGGATGAGGTAGAAGACCACCAACGGAAATCTAAATCGTACTTGGATACCTACAGAGAGAAGTGGCAAGACTATGAATCAATGGTTATTTGTACTCACAGAGAAGCCTTACAAAACCAAAACAAAGTATATGACCCAAGACTGGGTACAATCGAACTGGAACGAACAGCACGGATAATGTCACAACGCCCTAAAGGGCAATCAAGACCAGTCAGTACAGATGATGTAGGCAAAACTCAACTAATGAACATGCTGCTAGACTACCAAATGAAGAACGCCAACCAGCAGTTTAGTTTCTTAATCAAAATGAGGATGCTGTCTTTCTGGTCTAGAGTATATGGTTCAATGTTCGCCCTTACCCCGTGGGTTGTCAGTGATAAATACATCGGACCGGAACTCAACATAATTTCTATATGGGACTCCTTCCCACAACCAAACGTTCAACCAAGAGACGCTGACTGGTTCACTCAACAACACTGGCTATCAATCAAATGGTTACTACAGCAAGACCCTGAAGTTTGGAATATGGAAGAAATCAAAAGTTTGGCTAGTGAAATGAAACGAGCGAATGATGAAGGTGATGTTAAAAGGGCAGGTGATGATACAGGCGAAATAGAAGACCAGCTATACCCATCACAGTTTGGTGATAACGTATTCCCGAAAGTCAAAGCATTCACCGAATACCGAAAAGATAAGTGGATAACATGGACACCACAAAGAGCTAAGGCGGGTAGACCACACATCCTTCGAGTAGTTAAACGTAAAGACACTGAACTGCCAATAGTCTGTAAGCAATTTGTTCCATCGTTAGTAGGTCCGATAGGTATAGGGCCATTTCAGAGAGGAAAGTCGTTACAGTTCGCAGCTAACCAGGCAATCAACTTACATTTAGCAGGCGTTAAAAGTGCCCTAGCACCTGAGCTAATGATTAACCCAGATGCGGTAGTCCCGTCATCAATTAAATACGGAGCAGCGGAGAAGTGGTTTATGCAAGACCCAGGCAAGGACGTAGTAACTGTTCAGAAGTCAGGAGAGGCCGTCAACGTGTTTAATTCCACTTATGGGATGTTGGTATCGGCTATGCTCAATCAAGGCGGCACAACCGATACTACGTCGTCTAGCTACACAGATAGTTCGCTTGGTAAAACCCCTCAAGCACTACGGTTACAAGCTGCAGCTCAAGCAGCAATGGATGAATGGGAAGAAGTTATGATGCATGACACTATAACGGAAGTAATGAAACGCTGGATGCAGATGAACTCAACCGAATTGGAAACAGGAGTCATGGTTAGATTGTTTGGTAAAGAGATTGAGGAGCTGTTACGAGTTTATCCGGACGCTCAAGCACTAGTGGAGGGTAATGGAGTATTTATAGACAAGACTATCTTCCAAGATGAAGAAGACGCAACGCCTATCGAATGGGACTATGACTTAGAGGTAGGAGCAACCTCCAAGCCTAACCTAGAACAAGAGAAAACAGATATTAACGAACTAATCAAGTTTGTGCTAGAAAGTCCACAGGTCTTTGAGATGATGCAACGTGAGGGCAAGACGATAAACGTATCTGAACTGATAGAACGTTCTATCGCCAAAACAGGTATCAAAGACATAGATAGGATTATCACTGAGAGTCAATCACAAGAACCTCAAGGTATGCAGCAACCTCAAGAGAACCAAATGGCTAATGAAGTAATGGGTGGAACGAGTGGCATCCCACCAATACAAGTATGAAGCAAGGAGAACAAGCAATACCCGCTTTCTTTCGAACGGTAATAGACGAAAGTAGCAGGTTGATAAAAAAGCAGCCAAAGAAAAAAGATGAAGATGCCCTTGTGCAGTTAGCTGATTCTGAAGGATGGGAAAAGGTAAAAGAGATAATAGAAAACAAACAGCAAGCACTGGATAACGCATATAATAAATCAATGAGAGGCAGCACTAACTTAGAGGAGATAGGCATGAGAGCCTTAATAAAAGAAATGGTAACAGTAGCTTATCAGTCAGTAATAGACACAGTAGAATTACCTATTAAGGCCAGAGAATATGAAGCCATTACAAAATCTAGAAAATGAACAAGTGGCAGTAAAGGAAAGGAGCGTACCTGTTTGTAAAGAGTTTAAACAAAAAGGAGATGTGGTATGGTGTATGTCTTGTCCTAACAGACACACAATACCTGGCACGGAATTAACTAGGGAGGGGACACTTGCCAAAAAAAGAAAATAACTTATAATTAAGAACAATAGCACCCTGATTAAAGTGGGTAGTGAATTATGAAAGAATTAAAGCCACGCGAGGACGGGGAAAACCCTAAAGACCGCGCAGCAGCCGTAAAACAAAACAACGACGAGGAGCTAACTCAATTAGAACAATCGCTCTCTGCCGAGGGTGAATCGTCGGAAGAGGAAGCGGCAACCTCTGAAACCGAGGAATCTGAAGGTGAATCACAAGATGAATCGGAGGAACCTGAAGAAGGTGAGGAGCCTGAAGCAGAAGAAACCGAGGAGTCAACTGAGGAGTCTGAAGAAACTGAGGAGTCTGAACCGGAGGAATCCGAGGAAGACGAAGTACGGCAGTTATCTTTGAGAGGTCAAAAAAGATTTCAGAACCTTGCTAACGAGAATAAACAACTAAAGGGTGAATTAGGGAAACTACAGACAACAGTTAATAGCCTACAAGGTATCGGATATAGCAAAAAGGAAGCGGAAACGATAGCCCCTGACATAGATACATCTAACAAGGAAGAAATAACTGAAGAAGATTACAGGCAGGATATAGCGAAGCAAGCTCGACATGTGGTCCAGGATGAAATAAGAAAGCGTGACCAAGTAGACCAATTTAACAAGAAACAGGAATGGTTTAAAGAAGACTTAGAAACAGTAGAGAGTAATCATCCTGAGCTAAATCCTGATTCAGATAAATACAATAAAGAAGTAGATGAGTTTATCGGTGATTATTACGAGACACTGGTAGCAAAAGACCCTAATGTACGCTTAAGAGATGTGGCTAAAAAGGTTATAAACCTAAACAACGCAACCTTAAAAGAAAAGCAGAAAGAAAAAGTATCCACTCTTGCCAAGCAAGCATCATCGCAAGCTATCCAGACAGGCACACAAGAAGACACAAGCAGTGATGTGAGCAATAAGATACAAGGGGCTGAAACAATACAAGAACTAGAAAGACTGGAATCGGAACTTACATAAGAATTCTCAAAGACAACTGTCGTACTCATTCGGACAGAGAGCCGAAAGGAGGCGATAAGAAATGGCAATTACAAATAGAACGACAGTAGCAGGTCCAGTCGGGCAGTATTACGATAAACGTTTCCTAATGCGGGCTGAGGAGAACTTTGTTTGGATGGACTTGGGACAGAAGGGAAGTGTACCACCTCATGCCGGTCAAACAGTTGTATGGCATCGTTTTACGAATCCTACAGCTAAGACCAGTGCGTTGACGGAGGGTAGTGACCCAACCCCAACAGGCCTATCTTCAACATTAGTATCCGCTACACTAGCTCAGTATGGTAATTACGAGCGTATCTCCGATATGCTTGAACTAACAGCTGTATCTAGCGTAGTCAAGGAAGCAATTGACCTCTTGGCTTATGAAGCGGCTTCTAGTTTTGATGACATCATCAAGGCAGTAGTTATCGACCACGGACAAGCTCAATATGCTGAAACTGCAACTGCAAGAAATAGCTTGCAGGCTACAGACACTTACGGTGTAGGTGAAATTCGAGAGGCGTTGCGTACATTGCGAACATTAGGGGCTAAACCTCATACTGGCACTGATTATGTGGCAGTATGTCACCCCGATGTCCTTTATGACCTTCAAGGGGAAGACTCATGGATTAACGCTCATATCTATACAGAGAAAGGTATCAACGCTGTGTATAACGGCGAGGAAGGCCGCATGTATGGTGTGCGTCACGTGATGACCCAGAACGCTGAAGTGCTGACTAACTCCGGTTCTGCTGGAACGGAAGTCTATCAAACGCAGATTATAGGTAAGGGATACTTCGGTGTCTCCCACCTGCAAAATCTGAAAACGTATGTAGACTCACCATCAAGGAACTTGGTGTTACGCCATGCTTCGGATGTAGGGTGGATTGCATCGTTTGCTGCAGAGGTCTTGAACGACAGTTTTGCTGTTCGTGTGGAAAGCGGAGCGACTCAATAGAGCCAATAATTAGGCTTTATACGAGATGATTGAAGAGGTCGAAAGGCCTCTTTTTTCATTTATAAAATGTATATTTGCATACGATACTGATGTCTGTTAGTGTGTAAGTATGGAGCAAAAAACATGTATACATTGTCAGAATATATACGAGAGGGGACATGGCGCATGGAAGCGTTGGGCTAAAAGAAAGTATTGTAGTCGCAAGTGTAATGATGTAGCGAGAAGGCGCATTGTACATTTACCACCAAAAGAAAAAGAATGTTTAGTTTGCGGTAAAACATACAGTAAGAGGTATGAGGAGGCGTGGCTTAAATGGAAGGGAAGAAAGTTTTGTAGCTCTAAATGCTCTTATGTCGGTAGAGTAAACAAGGCCCCTAGAACAGCCTTTAAGAAAGGCAATACACCTCATAACTTTAAGAAAAGAGGGTATGGATATGATGCTGTACATAGCTGGATAAGAAGACACTATAAAAAGAAACGTATTTGTGAGGACTGCGGGGAGGAGCGCAAAACACAATGGGCTAATATCAGCGGTAAATACAAGCGGGATAGAAGTGATTTTAAGGAGCTGTGTTATAGCTGTCATACTAAGTTTGACCATGAAGACCCTAAGAGGCCGAGATATAAAGGCGCTGTGGATAACCGCTAGTGACAAATGTCTTAATTAGCTGTGGATAACTTTTGTGTTATAATAAAGTATAAACATTAAAACATTGAATATGGTCACACCAAATAAAGGACGGATAATAGTAGAGCTCCTTAAACAAGAAGATGGGCAGATAATCCTACCTACCAGAGAGAATATAAAAGCAGGAGAGAACGCACAGATAGGTAAAATAGTTCATGCAGGTGATAGCCAATTCAAGAAAGGACAAGTAGTCATGTTTGCCGAGTATTCAATGGTAGGCTTCTATAAAGACATTAAGTCATTGGCGGAAGGTAAAGTCTCTATGAGCCAAGTTAACAAACCTGAGAATATGTACTACGTAGTAGCTGGATGTGATATAATGGCAAGTGATGGGTGATTTCGACGTACTAAACATAACTACCACTAAAGTCTTACAAGATGACCCTGAGCCAATTCCAGAAGAATCTGAAGAAAGTGAATCCGAACCTACGGATAAGGAGTAGAGGTTATGGAGATATAGTCGGAGTATTCGACGGAGATAGGTTTTTAATTCGCATGTCTAAAGGAGAATTCAATTTAAACGGTTACAGGAAGAAGTTTATCAGAGGCAATCTGGACGTGGTATATGGCAACATACAAAAGCGTGGACGTAAGACAGTTACCAGAATGTTACAACGCAAAGGGTATGTTAACAGCATAAAAGATTATCGAATGTTATTATGGGGATATTGATTACAATTGTCACCGCCACATACAAACGCCCAGCTAAGCTCCTACGAGCTATTGAAAGCGTAGTCGCTCAAACCTATCAAGACTGGGAATTGATTGTTGTTAGCGACGGTATAAGCAAAGAGAATAAAAAAGTAGTCAAAAGTTTCAAAGACAAACGTATCAAGTACGTGGAGATAGAACACAGCGGGTCAGATGCTAAACCTAAGAATGAAGCAATACGCCAAGCTAAAGGAAAATATATTGCATACTTGGATGACGATAACGAGTATCTACCTAATTTCCTTGAGACGTTATTTACTGAAATAGAGCTAGGTGGGGATGATGTGGTTTATGGGGACGCAAGGATATTTAAGTCTTCTAAAGACAAAGAGGGCAGTCAGGCAATCACTATGGACTTTGACGCTCAATTCCTACTCAATCGTTCCTTCATAGACAACAACAACGTCTTACATAAGAAAGAATGTGTTGAATATATAGGTGGCTGGAACGAGGATATACCACGATTTAAGGATTGGAACCTGTTTGTAAGAATGGCTAAGGCTGGGTTTAATTTTAGACATATCCCTATCTTCATGACCAAGTATTATATTACTAAAGGAAATTCAGCTGATAAGTTTCCGGTTAAGTCATGGGTAGATAGGGAGACAGGAATAACAATGTTCGCAGCTACTTGGTTTAACCCATCATCATGTTATATCTGGGGCAAGTGGTTAGGAACACAGGAACCTAAGCCTACAGTAGGAGCATTCACGTTAGTAAAAGACCGCCTTGACTACACTAAGAAGATGTACGAGAGCATGGAAAGTGCTGGGTATCCTTTTGACTGGTATGTATACGACAACGGCAGTAAAGATGATTACAGTTGGATAAAAGCCAAGTGGTATCACAAGAGCAAAAAGAACATGGGCATATCCCACGCTTCCAACGCTTGCATAGATGCTATGGGCGACAAATATGACATAATTATGAAGGTAGATAACGATGTACTCTTCTTAACTAAAGGCTGGCTAAAGAGCTTTATAGATATGTGGAAGCGCAACCACAAGCTTTATATCGGGCCTTACCCCGAAGGATTAGTTGATTCACCTGGCGGACCTTGGCGAGTAGGCGTAGCTACTATCGGTAATGAATACGTTGAAGTAACCCAACATATACCAGGTATGTGTACGTTCGTAGATGCTAAGGCTTATAAGGATTTCAGATGGAAGGATAAGTTTTTACATGGCAATCAGGATGTAGAGTTCAGCGACCATGCCAGGAAAGAAGGTTATATGCCCTGTATCTTACCAAGACACAGGGTACAGCACACAAATACCAGTGCGGGCCAGAAGGAAGATTATCCCGAATACTTTAAGTTAAGGAAATATGAGCGAACCCACGAGGCTCCTACTAGGACATCGGAGTAAGAAGAAGGGCTGGACTACAGTAGATATTACCGGAGTGCCTGATATGGTATGGGATTTGAATAAACCATTAGAGTTACCGGATGAGAGTGTGGAAGCAATCGCTGGTATGCACGTTTTTGAACACCTAAAGTCTGACATAGAAGCTGTGGTTAAGAGCTGGTATAGAGTTTTAAAACCAGAAGGGGAAGTAGTTATTGAAGTCCCAGATATTGAGGAGATAGCTAGGGAGTTTATTGTCGCAGATGAAGAACGCCGCCATTTATTACTAGGGTACATTTACGGCAATCAAGAGGACGAACACAACATCCATTACTGGGGCTGGACTAAAACATCTATTGTTAAGTTATTCGATGACATGGGGTTTAAAGCTATGGCTATGGAGGGGAAGGATTACCACACAGAGGAAGCACCTTGTTTACGACTAGAAGCAATCAAATGAAAAGAATACAAGACAATATAAATAGTAAAAAGTATTGGAATAGTATTTATTCTAGTCGGGAAGACAGGCATGAGCATGCAGACAAACATAAATTGATGGATATGGTCTATTCAATAGAAGAAGGTAAGAGCGTGCTAGATGTGGGATGTGGTACTGGACACCTATTACGTGAAATAAAGAGACACAGGCCAACCTGTGAGCTCACAGGGGTGGATTACAGCGACGTTGTTATCAATAGACTGAAGCAAACAACCCCAAACATAGAATGGCTGACTGAAATGCCTAAAGGAAAGTATGACTATGTTGTCACAATGGAAACTTTAGAACACATTGAAGACCCTGAGAACTTCTTAAAAACTCTAGCAGATGTAACTAAATGGAGGTTAATAATAACCACTCCATATAAGAACAGAGTACCGTCATGTGAACACACTTGGAGTTTTGATGGAGATGATATTAAAAAGATATTAGAGGAGTGGTTCAAGAAAGTCTGGGTAATGCCAGTAGGTTCAGGAGGAGCTGTTAGTGGAAATGGAAAGATATTACAACACGAGGGGAATTGGGATATTTTATACATAAAAGCAGAGAGATGAAAATTACTATAACCGGACCAGCGGGTTTCATAGGCAAGAACTTAGTGCCTAAATTAAAAGGGCATGAAGTGTTATTAGATAACACTGACGTAATAACAGGAACATTGGAACCAACAGATTTAATAATCCATTTGGCGGCCTTAAACAAGACAGGAGAAAGTATTGAGCAGCCATATAGATACTTCGAAAACAATGTGTTGGGAACAGTAAGAATGTTGGAAGAAGCTAGAAGACTAAATGCTAAGTTTATGTACCTAGCTACTATCAAGCAGAACGAAAATAACCCTTACGGAGTATCCAAACTAACAGCGACTAAATGGATAGAATGTTATCGGGACACTTACGGTATAGACACGATTATAAACATGGTGGGTAATGTTTATGGACCATATGGTGACCACTTATTCGTCAATCAATTCATACAAAAGACCTTAAAGAAAGAACCTGTCGTGGTGTTTGGGGTAGGCAAAGAAATGCGTAGTATTCTTTACATTGATGACCTAACAGACTTTATAACGCATCAGATAAACCACTTTGATTGGTATAAGAACGAAGTAACTCCGATAAACGGAGGAGAAGAAAACATAGTAAGCATAAGAGAGATAGTTGATTACCTTGAACCTGAAATAGTAAACTATAAACCAGCAATAAAAGGACAAAAGAAAATAAACATAAACACAGACACCGCTATCAAAAACCCTACTCACTGGAAAGAAGGAATAGAGAAAACAATCAAGCATTATGGTTAGCATAATCACGCCAACCTACAAGCAGATTGATAAGTTGGAAATAATAAAACCCATTATAGAAAAATGGAACGTAGAATGGACGCTGGCTATAGACGGCTGTAAGCAGACTAAAAAGTGGGCAGAGGATAACAAGATAGATTATGTCTATCAGGATAGGTTTGGGAGAAGGTATAACGAGATATGCAACATAGCGGCTGAACAAGTGGAAGGTGATTATATTTTATTCATTAACGGAGACAGCATACCGAAAAGAAATTATTTAGAGAGCATAACTGAGGAAGCAGACCCAAATAGGATAATATGCGGTCTAAGAATAAACGTAGACGAGAAGATGAAGATAGTTAGTTCTGATCACCGCCTAAAAATGGTAAAGATAAAAGAAAGTAGGCCCTTTAAAGTAGAAAACTGGGAAGCACAAACATCAAACGGGATGCTTGTGCATAAAGACTTATGGGAAAAGCTGAGGGGATTTGATACAATATACAAAGGATATGGAGTAGTAGACCAAGACTTTTGTATGAGGGCTCACTATGAGGGAGTGGAGAATTGGTGGGCACCTCGAGCAGTCTTATACCATATGCATCAAAAGAGGCTTAACAACACTAAAGGTAATTATGAAATCTATGAAGAACGCAAAGCTGACTATAGCGTATGAAGCGGATGACCTTAGTTTGGTCAATCCTGCTTTTACGGAAGCCTTTGATATTATAGAGGGGCTAAGAGAACGATACCCAACATTTAAGATGACGTTCTTCACTGTGCCGTGGGAAGTAAGATACAAAAAAAAAGGCCACTTAACTAACCCTGAACTAACAGGACGTCTTAACGTAATGAAAGAAGCCCACAACCGAGGACTAGCCCAGTATGCATTACACGGACTGACGCATTTACCAATGGAGTTTAGTGAGTTGAATTATGAAGATGCCAAGAAACGTATACTAGCGGCGGAGAAGATAATCATGGAGGCAGAGCTAACTTTTGAAAAGATATTTAAAGCTCCTAACTGGGCGTTATCCAAGGAAGCTGAAAAAGCTATTAAAGACATGGGGTACAAAGTAGTCAAAGACTTTTACTATCAATGGAATCTAGCTGACGATGCTCCTAAGCCACAAGAATACAAAGGTAAAACCATTATTGCTCATGGGCACGTGCAAGACGGAGATGGCTGTAATAACGGAATGAATGAGACAGTATACAAGTTAAGAGAGCTACCCGAAGGAACAGAGTTTAAGTTTATTTCAGAAGTTTTATGAAAGATATAAAAGCCTTAGCATTTACGAACGGCACAGCGAGTCACGTTTGGAGATTCGATGGCATAGCTCGTCGAATGAATGAACGCACTAAACACCAGATGTTCATAGCTAATAATTCTTCATGGAATGGAGATATAGTTGGAGCTAATTTAGTAATACTGGAACTAACTACTGGCCATCACATAGTAGACACCTGTCACAACATGGGAGCCAAGGTTATCTTTGAAGCTGATGATGCGGCGATAGACACATACGGACGAGAACGTAAGAACCTACAAAAGATAGGTCCAGAGTTTCGCAGTAACATGATACAAACTATTAGGAAGTGTGATGCTGTGACGGTAACCAATGAAGCGTTAGCAAAAAATTATGCACGCTTTACTGATAAGCCTATCTATGTCTTGCCAATATACATGGACTATCAATACTATGGAGACGCAATAAAGATTAAACTACCCGAAAGAAACACTGATGAAATCCGCATAGGCTGGTATGGGTCGAAGGGACACTTTGAAGATTTAAGAATGATTATCCCCGCCTTAAAAAATGTTTTGTCTAAACACAAAAACGTAAAGTTTATTTATGTCGGTTATGGGCATGGGTCCAAAGATTTAGGGCAAATGTCAGTTTGGGGCGAAGAAGAACTGTTTAACGAATTACCACGCAATCAAAGAGAGTTTTCAGAAGGAGTAGAAGAAGCTTACTGGCCGTTCAGACACAAGCTGTTAGATTTTGATATAGGGATTGCTCCATTAATAGATGATGAGTTTAATTTGGCCAAGGTAAACACAAAATGGTTAGAGTATTCAGCACTAGAAACTCCAGCAGTCGTCTCCCCAACTGTCTATGGAGATTCAGTAAAGCATGGGAAGACAGGACTTATAGCGAAGGATGTTAACCAGTGGGAAGACTGCTTAACAAAACTCATAGAAGACAAGGAGCTGAGAGATAAGATGGGTAAGGCTGCCGCTAAGGAAGTAAGTGAGAACTGGAATATAGAGGACTACTGGGAGAAATGGACTGATGTTTACCTAAAGACTGTGGTAAAATAAACTTATGAAGCCATATAAAGTAAAGTTTAAAACTAATGGTGGTTGTAGGGTGCTTGTACAGCCTAGTTACACTGGAATGGCATGTAGATTAGAGTCAGTATTTTATGGTTCAGAGAGTCCATCATCACACTTAAGATTATACGATAAAGACGGAGACGTAGTTTGTCATCCAATACCCGGACAGTTAGAAGGAAATAATCTGGTAATTCTAGAAAATCCTTTAACAGTACAGTTGCCTTTTGAGTATGAAGATGATGATGGTGAGAATGTTGTGGTGTTGTACGGAACATTGCATAAAGTTAAGTATTAGGTATAATATAAGCGTCTAGGTACTACCGCATACAAAGACCCACCTCCGAGAGGCGTGGGCTTTTTTATTAAAGAAAGGAGAAATTATGGGAGCATTAAGAGACATATTTAATCCAAGAGAGGGAGCATACTTCTTGCCAGACTGGAATGTAAGTGAAAAGTTATTTGGTAGAGGTAAATATGCAGGTCCATCATTCCAAGCAAAAATAGGAGAAGGACAGGGACCTGAAGCAGGTGCTACGGCAGCAAGAACAGCTGGAGCATCGTATGAACCATACACATCTAGGTTAGGTAATATAGATACATCGCAAGGATTAAACATGTCACTATTCCAAGGAGCGCAAGTACCACAGCAATACGCCACACCAATAGGACCACAACAAGGTGGGCAAACAAGCACAGGAATAACAGGAGCAGGGACTAACACAGGTGCAGCAGGCGGAGATGGAAGAAAAACCTTTGAAGAATTAACACGAGAGGCAGCACAAACAACAGAAAACGCAGCCACCGAAGCAATAGCTCGACTGAGACCCACTTATCGTGATGTATACGCACCAATAACAGAGGATTTGGATGCACAGTTAGCAGGACTTTCTGGGCAAAAAGGAGAACTGGAAAGCTTTATAGGAGCCGGAGCAGAGGCTAGAGGAAAAGGGGTTGAATCAGAAAGAGAAAGACTATTATCAGGATTATCTGGCTCAGAAGAGAAGGTAAGAGGAGAAGGTAAGAAAACATTAAGAGATATTTCGGAAAACATACGCAACCAATACCAAGCAGCTAATACTTATCTAGGGCTAAGAGGGGCCGGTGATTCATCAGCGGTTGGGCAGACATCAGAAGCTATTACTAAAGCTGGATTGAGAAGAAGGGGTGAATCAAATGAGCAAGTATCAGAGCAACTAGCAGATATAGAAAGCAGACGAACAGATATAACTCAACTAGTAGAACAGAAGCTACAAGACATAGAAGCTCAAAAACAAAGTCAGATGTACCAAATGGTGGAGAACTTTCAAAACATCAAGCGTCAGCTAGAAAGTGCTAAGGCCAACGCTACGTCACAAGAAAGACTAGCGATAGCAGAACAAGAACAAAAATTGCAGGAAGAAATGAGAAAAAGAGTAAACCAGTTAAATGATGATATCAGTGGAGAACAGTTAGCAACCCAAAACTGGCAGAGGGACAGAGACTCAGAATTAAAAGACTTTGCATCCAAAATAGCTAGTAGTGGCACTTACACAGGAGGAGCAGAGTTTAGTGCAGGACAAAGCAGGTTATTAGCCCAGGCACAAGAATCATTAGATAACTGGGTGGCAGCAGGAAGAGACTCAGAAGCATGGTACGACCAAGCACCTAGCACTTATGGTCTTGACTTGAGAGGATATATATACCCACACCAAGACGAAGAAGACGAGTTATCTAAGTTAAAAGAATTACTGGGAGACCCCCAATCACAAGGTGGGGGTGCATTAAGGTCGATAGGCAACGCATTCGGCCAAATATTTTAAATGCCCTTCTTAAGAAACATAAGAGACCTCTTTGCAAAACCTAAACCAGTTATAGATGTAGTAAGTACAGACCCACGGGTTTTACAGAGTGCTAGAGCTAGACGAACCCTGCCAGATACGCAGAGGTTAATTAGGCGTGCTAAAGTAGAGAGAGCAACAATCGTTCCGAAGGCTTTTGTACGAGCTCAAACAGCAGTGCCAAGATTCGTGGCACGAGGCTCAGCTAGAGTAGGTGGAACAATAGGAGCTACTCTAGCTGGTAAAAAGACTATCCCTATAAGGCGAGACATACCAAAAGTCGCACAAAGATTACAAAGACAGTTTTTTGGTGAAGACCCGCTAGAGAGCATCCCTACTCAAATAGACAGATTCCCAGGTAGAGCTAAGGAGCTTGGTATACCTGAAAGTGCAGGAAGGAAATTAGCTGCGCCTTTAGTTGTTGGGTCTATAGCAGCAGAGTTCACAGGGTTAGGTAAAAGCAAGAAGTTGATTAAGCCGACAGTAAAAGGAGTAGAGAAAGGTATCCCGTTTATAAGAAACTTACTTAGCGAGTTAGAGCCGGTAGAACATTTATTGGCGAGTATATCTAAAAAGACTAGGGCAGAAAATTCTTTATATATAAGAGTAAGAGACGCAGGCAGTGACTTATTAGCGTCAATGAACGGCAGAAAAGAATTGAGTGATGATGTCATAAGAAACGCTAGAGAATTGGTGGAACTTGGTAACAAGAAACTAGAGAGGTTAAAAAAGCTATCTAACTTTACTACTAAAAAACTAGACCCAATGATACTGGATGACGACATCACCTCACAAGCCCGTAAGTTCATCTACAGACCTAGTAAAGGCTTAGACAGCCAAAGAGGAGCTATAGACTTTAACGCTCCGATAGAACCTATAAAAGGATTACAAGCAGCGAAACAACAAGTGACGCAAGGCCTACGTAAATTAAAAGGTCAAGACGTATCATCGGTTAAATTAACTAGTAAGGGCTTACAGACGGCGAGAGATACCGCAAAAGGAACATTAACAAAACGGCTGCCGCAACTTTTAGCAGAACGTAGGGCAACTTTCGAGGCTCTGGGAACTCCCCTAACAGCAAACGGTAGAGCAAAGGCGTCAATATCAAAAAAGTTAGCAACATCAGCGGGACAGCGACTACGAGATTCAAAGTCATTAGATAATGTTATAGGTGATGTAAGTGCTAAGGAAAAAATAAATATAATTGATTTGTTCCGTACTCCTACTAAGATACTAAACAAAATAGGTCTAGGCAAGGAAGGTAAGGCTCTCGAACAATCGTGGGACGCATACAAAGCAGAGCTACCAAGCCACATAGATAAGATAGGAGAGTGGTTAAAGAGACTAGGTGGTAAAGATGCTAGTGTTAGAGTGTTCCGTAGCTTAGACGGGCAACAAATAGCACTCACTAAGGTTGAGAAACAAGTGGCAGGTGAGATAAGCGAGTACCTATCGGTATGGGCAGACAGACTAGGTCTACCTAAGGACAAGCGCATTGCTAGTTACATTACTCATTTATTTGATGATGCTTTTAATGCAAAAGAGTTTGATCCAGAGATAGCAAGATTAATAACAGATAAAGTAGCAGGTTCTGTTTATGACCCATTCTTACAGAAACGTCTAGGAGCTAGAGGTTACAAAGAAGACTTAGGATTAGCACTACAGGCATATGCTAAGAGAGGCGTACGTAAAGCGAACATGGACCCTGCTCTAGCAATACTTAAAAAGAGTTCCGGTAAACTAGAGAACAGCCAACTAAAATATGTGGAGAGGTTATCTTCACGTATCAATATGCGTCCAACAGAAATAGACAGTTGGATAGACAACACAGCTAGGTCTTTAGGAGTTAAATCCCAACGTCCAACCATGAGGGCAAGTCATTTCGTTCGCATGCTAGGTTTTAGAGGTGCGTTAGGAGCTAATGTAGGTTCAGCGGTACGAAACTTAACACAGGTTAACAACACCTTCGCCAAGTTAGGAACTAAATACACAACTAGAGGGTACATGGATATAGTACGGAAAATGGCGGCTAGGGACACTGACGAGCTAGTAAGAGCAGGTGTGTTAGACGACCAGTTTGTAGACCATTCTGTATCGGCATTAAAGAAAAGACTTGAAACAGTGGATAAAGGTTTATTCTTCTTGTTTGATAGAGCTGAGAAAATAAACAGAGGTTCAGCTTACTACGGTGGAAAAGCTAAAGCGTTAGCGGCTGGAAAAACAGAGGCAGAAGCAATAAGAGAAGGAATCGACTTAGCTAGAACGACACAGTTTAAGTTCGGGGCAGTAGACACTCCCCCTATTTTACAAGCAGACATTGCTAAGGCGTTTTTACAGTTTCAATCTTTTAATGTTAAGCAGTTGGAATTTCTAGGAGACATGGTAGCTAACAAAGAATTGGCTGGCTTGATGAGATATACACTAGGAGCGGCTATTATAACATCGTCATTTGGGAAACTAATAGGTGTAGAACCTGCAGACTGGATACCGTATTATGATGACCTATTGGAAGGCAGGACTAGAATAGGAAAAACCCCAGCGATAAATGTAGCGACTACCGCATTTAAAGCTGCAACAGGCGCACCAGATAAGTTTGGACAACCAACAGAGACAGGAGCGTTAGGTCAGGCTCTTATCCCTGTAATTCCAGGGGGAGTACAAGCTAAGAAAACCATACAAGGGTTAAGAGCAGTTAGTGCCGGAGCATCAAAGTCTAAGTCGGGCAGGGTTAGGTTCCCAGTACCACAGAACGTACCAGAGCTATTAAGAAAAGCAGTCTTCGGACAATATTCTGGGAAAGAGGCTAAACTTTACTTTGACGAAGAACGACAACCACTAGGAGAAAAAGACTCGCTGTATTACAAGACATTAGTTAAAGAAGGCTATGACCCAGATAAAGTCTTTAATGCTTTATATAAAAGACGAATAGAGCGAACTCTTAAAACTGACAAGACAGCACTAGTAAAAAAGTTAAAACTATTAACGATTGATGAGAATAAGACTAAAGATAAGAAAAGAAAAGAAGCTATAAAGTTAATCAAGGAATACGACAATAAAATACTAAAGAAACTTAAGCAATTATAAGTTGGTCAACGACTTTGTTGAAGAGATAAGGGAGATAAACTTATAATTTAATGCTAAACTGATTGTATGAACAAACTACCAGACAACAAAATATGTGAGACCTGTGGTAATAAATACTTTCGGTCTATGCGTATTGTAGATGGGAAAGAATATCCCACATCTATAACGCAATGGAGGAAGAGAGCTTATTGCTCAGCTGGGTGCATCCCACATACAGGGGAAAATTATGGGCGTGGTAAAGACCACTGGAACTGGAAAGGTAAAAATGTTGGCTACAGGGGTATCCACCACTGGGTAGTAAAAAACCTAGGACGGGCTACTAAATGCACAGAATGCCCAGCCACAGTTAAGACCACGAGAATCCACTGGGCTAATATGAACCATTTGTACAGAAGAGTTTTAAAAGATTATAAATCGCTATGTGCTGCTTGCCACGGAGTACATGATAAGGCGTTAAGGGCACAAAGGAGCTAATTATGGATTTAGACGAATTTCAAACAAACTTACACTATCTCTACGAGGGAAACATAGATACACCTTCATCAAGCGATGACGAATACACTCATCGAACTACATTATTAAAAATGTCAATCAACGCTTGGGATAATGATTATGGCATTAAGTGGAATGAACTTTGGGTAACACTGGCAGACGCTTCAGACGGTGATACGACAGTAAACGCCAGTGACCTAGATTATGACATGCCAACAGACTTCAGACACCTAGGGGGATTTGTCAGAACTTACACTAACTCAACCTCACAAACATTCTGGGAGATACTAGACCAAGCACAAGCAGACTTATTCAGAAATGAAAGTACAGTAGGAGCTTATGTCACAGGTAATAAGAAAGGAGGCTTTGACCTTCACTTCCTCAAACAACCTACAACCAGCGACACGATAGACTATCCTTACTACAAAGAACCATACGAACCTTCCAGTGGAGCTAATGTGATAGAAATGTCAGACCCTTGGTTTGCAGTTTATTTTGCACTAGCTAAGTTACATGAGATAGACGGCGATGGAGACAGAGCCCAAATGGCACAAGCCACGGCACAACAAAAATTAAGCAACATGAGAGTTAATAACGAACTGAGACCTGGGTATAATCCTAACCGAGTACAAGACACAGACTTCGTAGTAGGTACTCCAGGCTTCGGTGCAACAGGATAATGTTAGGCCGAGCAAAACTACAGAACCGTAAAGAGTTCTCTGTTAATATTGACAAGATGGATAAGGGTTTGAATACCCTGTTTTCAGATTTGCGATTGAGTAAAGACGAGTGTTCAGAAAGCACAAATATGATGTTAGTGGAGGATGGAGTATTAGATAAACGCTGGGGTACGGCAGCTTACACCACAGCTACATTTACCAATAGACCAGATGGTTTCAGTGAATATAGAAAATTAGATGGGACTAGGCAGTTGATAGTCGTAGCTGATGGGAAGGTATACCAAGTAGATGAAGACGGAACTAAGAATGAATTGTCGGGAGCAACTTACACGCAAGGTACAAGAGTATATTTATTGCAATATAATGATTATCTATACATATCAAACGGCGTAGATGCACTAGGGAGATATAATGGAACCTCAATAGCAACCTATTCTGGTATTTCCACACCATCTTGGGATGGCACACCATTGGTTATTGGAGCAGGATTAAGCAGTGGAGACTTTACGGCGTACTACAGAGTATCGGCAGTAAATGAAGTCGGCGAAACAATAGCATCCACAGAGGAATCAATTACCCATGATATAGACCGTGCTGATTGGGACATAGCCACTGAGAGCATAGCATTAGCATGGGCAGATGTGTCTGGTGCGGAAAAGTACAATATCTATTATTCAGACACATCAGGGTTTGAAGTTAAATTAGCAGAGACAACTGTATCAGCATATACAGACGATGGTTCGGCAGTAGCAAATCCATACATAGAGACATCAGATGACAACACCACAAGTGGGCCAATGTTCACGCAAATGGCAGTAATAGCAAATCGCATATGGGCTACAGGTGACCCTGACAATGAATATAGAGTTTTCTTTTCTGGGACTGGAGTTAACAAAGGAAACTTCTCGGACTCTTATGGTGGAGGATGGGTTGACTTAGAAAAAGGAGGACGAGACGTAACTATTGCTGTACAAGACTTTCAAGGAGTAAGCCATGTATGGACTAAAACAGCAGATGGTAGGGGTTCAATATGGCAAGTTAAATTAGATGATATAGCAATAGAAAGTACGTCCTTTGTGGTACCAGTACCTACTAGAATAATCCCACAAGTAGGTTCAGAGAGTGCTAGGACGGTAGTCCATGTAGAAAATGATATGTTTCTTTTGAATAAAAAGGGAGCCTTTGTGTTAGGTAATGAACCAGGGATACAAGACGTATTAAGAACAAATGAATTATCAGCTAAGATAAGACCATACATAGAGGGATTAGACGATGCCTCTTTTGATAAAGCTTGCGTATATTATTCAGAAGGTAAAGTATTGTTCTCGGTATCATCAGCGTCAGGAGAACCAGACCAGATAATAGTATTTGATAGAGAACGTGGAGCTTGGATAGGGCACTGGACTGTAGGAGTATCACAGTTTGGAATACACACAGATACTTCAGGGACTACGCACTTACTAGGCATAGCGTCAGACAAACTGATAGAATTTTCCAGCAACTTTGAAGATGACCAAGGTACGGCGTTTACATGGACATATGAATCACCACGACTACCTGTAACTAAAGACTGGGCAGAGTTTGGACGAGTCAGAAAAGGATATATAAAATTAAGAAACGCAACTGGTAGTATTAGCGTAAAACTATCCGGTACAGGCAAAAATGAAAACTACTCTACAGTAAGTTCAGCCACAATAGACCCTGGTAGTTCAACCTCTGGTCTAGGCTGGGATTCATTTGGTTCAATCCAACTAGGTTCAACTGGTGGCACAGCTTCACAATTTGCGACAGAAAGTTTACTTAGTTATTTACAACTATCTAACAGCTCTAACTTATTGAGGGATGTACAGTGGAAAATATCCGGAAATGAGTCAGGCGACAGAGCAATAATAATTGGATTAAACATAGAAGGTAGGCTAACCAAACATAAGCTACCTCTAACAGCTAAACTTTAGTATACTTAAACTATTAACTTAAAATTATGCCAGCAAATACAGACAAACTTCGCAAATCTAAATCGTTGTTCTCAACAACCCTAGCTTCAGATATAACCAACAGCGCAACAACTATCGCTCTTAACTCAGCTACGGGTCTACCCACAGATACCGCTGTAACGCTCACACTTGACCGTACAGGCACAAGGGAAGTAGTTACGGGTGTTGTTAGCAGTAATAACCTTACAAACTGTGTGAGGGCACAGGGAGGCTCCTCAGCAGCCGCTCACAGTTCAGGTGATGTGGTTGAAGCTATCTTTGAGCAAGAACAACTAAACGATATAGTTGACTGGGGATTGGTAGAACATACCCAAGCAGGAAAACATGACGCAGATATAGCATCGGGCAAAGGTATGTATCAGACTATTGTAACTTCAGCTCCAGCAGGAGCAGCTACAGACACGCTAGATTTATCAACGGGTAACAAGTTTAACATCACAATGCCCGCAGGTAATATAACTATCGCTTTATCAAACGCATCTGTCGGGCAAGTATTTACTATCAGGATATTACAAGACGGTACTGGTTCACGAACAGTGACATTTTTCAGCACAATTAAATGGGCAGGTGGAAGCGCACCGACTTTGACGACTACGGGAGATAAAGCGGATATGTTTGCGTTTGTTGTTACAGGAGCAGGTGCTTACGACGGATTTGTGGTTGGGCAGAATATATAATTATGGCACAGCTAGTAGCAAACCCAAGCGTTGATGCGATAATACTCAGGTCAGGTGTAGATGAGGCATTTTCTACTATAAGAGCTGGTGCTGGTACGTCAGTAGATAAGACCGATGATAACGCTCACTTCGCAGTAATAGCAGCGTCAACCACAACTAACCAGTACGAAACTATACAGCGTGGTGTATTCATATTTGATATATCATCAATTCCATCAGGTTCAACTATAGACGCTGGAGCGACTTTTGCAGGATATCAAACACTTAAGGCAGACCAACTAGGAGGAGCGCATGAAGTTGCTTTATGTGATGGTGTCTCAGCTTCCGACACAGATATAGTGGCAAGTGATTTCCAAAGCCAAGGAACAACTAAACAAGCAACGAACATTACTATTGCTAGCATGACCATCCCAGGAACGGCAACATGGACGCTAGATGCAACGGGTAAAGCGTTGATTGAAGCAGCTATAGCGGGTAGTGGTAAATTAAAACTTTGTTTAAGAATAGAAAAAGATAGAGCAAACTCAGCTCCTTCTACATGGGGTAATTCTGAGCTAGCAAGAACTATAGGTAATTATGTAGAGGCTGCTTCAAACAAACCAACACTAACGATTGATTACACTCCCCCAATAGGTGGCGCAATGCTACTAGCCACAATGTTTACTTGATATGGCATACATAAATCCTGGAACAAACATATACGGTGGAGCAAAGGTAGGCTTGCCAAAGATAGGTAAAGGAGTTGTCGACGGCACCCCAAACTCCGTCCTATTCATAGACGCTTCAGGCAACCTAGCCCAAGACAACGCTGGCTTTACTTACACAGTAGGTACAGGACTTAACCTTGATGATAATTTAGAAACTATTGGGTATATCAAGTCTAATAGTTTGATTTGGTCGAGTGGTGGGACAGCAGGC